ATTCTGAATTGATTTATACAGTAGAAGATGGTATGGGTACTTCAAGCTATAAAGATAAATACGATATACAAGAAGATGGAACACTTGTATTGGAAGGCAATCCACAGTTAGTGGTTAAAGAAGTCTCATATAAACAAGTCAACAATAACCAAGAAAACAGTGAATCAACAGGGGGCAATATGAATGTTAAGGAAAGAGTACAAGAGTTGGTTGGAAATGCGGCAACGAAATTCACCGAAAAAGATGTGGAGTGGTTGGAAAATCTTACCGAGTGCCAGTTGGAAAAATTGATTCCGGAAATCGTTGCGAATGCAGACAACACATCAACAGACGAGGAAAATACCACTGTGAATACAGCTTCAACCCTTACAGAAGAATCGGGTAATACGGTGTCTGGGCCGACCTCCATTACATTCGAGAAGCCCGAAGATTTTTTGAATGCACTTCCCCAGGATATGCGCGATCAGTTCAGTCATGGTTTGAAACTGCATCAGGCACAGAAGGACAAGCACATCGAAATTATCACCAGCAATTCCGATTATACCAAAGAGATGCTGGCAGATAAGGGTATGGATGAATTGGAATTGCTGGCAAAGGCGTTGGGCAAAACTAGGTCTGTGGATTTTTCTGGCATGGGAACTCCACATACGAATGCTGCCGCATCGGTTGAAATCGAACCGTTGCTTCCGACTGATATGGCGTAGTTGATTTGTGTGTAATTATCAATAAATTTCAAACTCAAGAGGATGTATATTATGGCCAAGAATACCGTGAAAGTTCGTTGTTACCTCAATATTATTGATGAGTATGAGGCTGGAGGCACTATTACCCCTGGAATGGTGGTAGCACTGGCAAGCACTGGCAAGGTTGCTGTTCATTCGGCCGCTGGTGAGAACGTATTTCCCAAGTTTGCTTTGGAAGATGATTTGCAGGGCAATTCCATTACAGACAATTACTCTTCCGGAGATATGGTACAGGTATGGACCCCCACTCCTGGAGATCGTGTGTATGCCTTGCTGAAAGCAAATTCGGCTGCTGTTAATATTGGCGATGCTTTGGAATCTGGTGGAGATGGTACTTTGGTTAAGTATGTTGCCGATGAAACATCTTCCGGTGGTTTTTTGACTGTAAATAGCAATCAGATTGTTGCTATTGCCAAAGAAGCGGTAACGCCTTCCACTACGAATGCCCGTATTATTGTCGAAATTATCTAATCTAACATTTTATTTTGAAGGAGAGAATATATGACCGTAGCAATTGATTTCATCACTGCCAATGGACAGGGACACGGTGAGCTTGCATCCCGTATCGCTGGAGAAGGGTCTTTGAATGTAAATGCGATGCGTCCTTTTATGAACCCGAAAGATGGTCGCAGTTATATCACCGTCTTTAAGGGCGGGGACGCAAAGAAACCGGAAAATTACACCGCCATTCCCATTACCGCCAACGCCACTTTGCGTCGTGATGAATGGAAATCGTTGGATACGGCTGTTGTTCGTATTGCAGAAGAGCGTCTTCGTGGTGTGAATGATCTGAAGAGTGCTGGCCTGACGTACAATCTTGGAAATGGTATGGCTTCTACTGTTTTGGAATATCACGATATTTCCGATGCTATGGAAGCACAGATGACCATGGATGGTGTGTCACGTGGCAATAATGATCGGCCTGAATACAGCGTGAACTACATGCCTCTGCCCATTGTTCATGCTGATTACCAGCTGAATGAGCGTGTGCTTCAGGCTTCCCGTAAGATGGGGTATCCGCTGGATACTACTCTGGCAGAAAGGGCTTCTCGTCGTGTTGCCGAAACCCTTGAAAACATGCTTTTCACCGATACGAAATACAGCTACGGTGGTGGCACCATCTATAGCTACGTGAATCACCCGGATAGAAACACTGTTGATTTGGGTGTGAATTGGGATGGTTCTGGAAAGACTGCTGCTGGTATTTTGGACGATGTTTTGGAAATGAAGCAGACCAGTATTGATGCTATGCATTATGGCCCTTGGATTATCTACATTCCTACTGCATACGAAACGGTTCTGGATGAAGACTACGATACTTCCGGAACTTCCACACAGACAATCAAGGATCGTCTCCTGAAGATTTCCGGTATCAAGGATATTCGTGTTTCCGACAAGATGCCCTCCAACAACATTGTGATGATTGAATTGTCCAGTGAAGTTGTTCGTTGGGTTACTGGAATGAATGTGCAGAATGTGCAGTGGTCCAGTGAAGGCAATCTCGTCCATAACTACAAGGTTATGACTATTCAGGTGCCCCAGATTCGTGCAGATCAGGATGGAAATTCGGGTATTGTTCACCTGAGCTAGAGTTGATAATAAAACCCGGGATAATCACTTCCCGGGTTTTAAGGAGGAAATATATAATGGCACGGATTAAAGCGGAATGGGAGAAAATAGGCGGTGGGATTTTTAAGTTCAAAGGACGCAAAATACGAAGAGGTGAACGCTTTACCGCCTATGAAGATGAGATTTCCAAAGGAATTCGCGATGTGGTTAAGATGATCGGTCCTGTGGAAAAAGAAAACCCCGTTGAAAACCCATTTGTTCGCAAAGTAGAGCCCAAAGCGGTAGACACAAATCCCAAAGCAACAGATAAACCCTCAAAATTTGTTATCAGAAAGCAAGGTGGATGGTGTAATATATACAATGTAGAAACGAACAAAAAAATGAATTCCTCCGCTTTACGCCAAAAAGACGCTGAGGAATATTTGGAAGGTTTGGAAGGATGAATTCCTCCTGTTGGAAGGTGCCGCCTCTTTGGAAAGATTCTTATTGTTGGATCATAGGGGGCGGCCCTTCTATTCTTAATCAATTTGGAGTTCCAAAAGATGTTTCCGAGCAAATACAAACAAGAAAAATCCCTCTTTCCATACTTGCCACTTATATGGGGGGTGTATTGCAAGAACACTGTATTGGTATCAACAATGCTTACATTATTTCTGATTGTATTGATTTCTCATTCTTTGGAGATTATGGCTGGTACCTAGTGCATCAAAAAGAATTAGAAAAACATCCATCTACTAAAGTTTCTTGCAATGCTAAATTTGGTCATAGATATTATGGGGTGAAGCATCTTCAAAAAAAACACTATAATGGCATCGTAAATAAAAATGGGTGTGTTTGTTGGAATAAAAATTCGGGTGCTGCTGGAATAAATTTTGCATATCATTTGGGTGTTAAGGAAATACGGTTATTGGGGTTTGATATGGATGTGGATGTTAATAATCACACACATTGGCATGGATATCATGCAGAATTAGCAAGGGCAAAACCAAAACCAACCCGGCACAAGGGCAAAATAAATCTACCATATAATCGGCACTTAAAATGCTTTCCTGATATAGCTAGAGATGCTGATAATTTGGGCATTAAGATTTTGAATTGTAACCCTAATAGTCAAATACAAGCATTTGAAAAAGTATCTGTTGCGGAGCTTATTAAATGAATCGTTTTATTTCCAAAATATATCAAGAGCTAAATCAAGAATGCCACCAACAACAAAGAGGTTATGGTGCTCGTGGTAATAGACGTGCTGAATTGATTCATAAATATGCTAAATATTTCAAAGCAGAAGAAATATTAGACTACGGTTGTGGTAAAGGTAGTCTAGCAATATCACTGCCTCAATATAATTGGATTGAGTATGATCCAGCCATACCTGGAAAAGATAGGCTACCAACTTCGGCTGATATGGTTGTATGTGCAGATGTATTAGAGCATATAGAGCCTGATAAATTAGATGCTGTATTGGACCATGTGTTTTCTTTAATCAAGTTCGGTGCGGTAATAATCGTATGCCAAAAGCAAGGGAAAAGAAGATTGCCGGATGGGTCTTTTGCACATAGAATAATAATGAATGCAAATGAATGGCATATAACATTACAATCTTATGCAGATATTTATGGATTCGAAGTTATTCTTCTATCTAATAATGGCAAAGACGCTACTTTTATAGTCAAGGAATAATAAATGAAATCTGTTGTCATGTGTATGTTATGGGGGTTGTGGGGTGGTGAATACGCAGATCAATATGTTAGCAAATTATATAGGATGGTTCGTCGGAATACTTGTGTTGATTTTGATTTCATTTGTTTGTGCGATCGTCCTATACGGTGCCGTGATAGCAATATCCATATATTGCCTATTCCGCCACATATTACGAAATGGCAATTTAATCTACCAAAAACATATTTACACTACCCATTTGAAGAATTAAAAGGCAGACAAATTTTATTCTTTGATTTAGATACAATCATCGTGGGCAATATAGATCATTTTCTAAATTACAGAGGTTCATTATGTGGGATTGAACCATTTGCACCAAACAATAGAGGTAAACACATAGGCGGTGGTGTTTTGTCCTTTGAATGTGGTGCGTATCGAGGTATTTTTACAGCCGTGGAAGCTAACCCCGTACAATGGGCCAAAAAAACGCAGGGCGGCAAAGAGCGGCTATTATTAAAGGATTTTGAGGAACAGTACGATGGGTATAATTATTGGCAGAAATTGTATCCTTCGCATGTGGTTAGTTTCAAAAGGCATTGCAAAAGAAACAACATCCCAACAGATGCTAGAATAATAGCATTTCATGGCATTCCAAAACCACATGAAGTAATTAAAAATCGTATTGTGCGTAAATACTGGAGATGACATGAACAGCCCAATCTTAATCACAGGCGCGGCAAGATCAGGAACATCTTTAATAGCTGGAATAATCAATCTATGCGGTGCTTTTAGTGGTAATTGCGTCGGTCCCAATAAATATAATGCGAAAGGAATGTTCGAAAATCAATGTATTCGTCAGAATATATTGAAACCATATTTGAAGAGCCAAGGGTATGATGCTTTAGGGCAGTATCCAATTCCCGATACAAAGAAATTACAGATACCATGCGATTTCAAAGATCGTGTTTTAGCATCTATAAAAAGCGAAGGTTTGGTGGAAAACATGCCTTGGTTCTATAAAGGTGCAAAAATGTGTCAAATGTGGCCTGTTTGGGATTATGCGTTTCCTGATGCTAAATGGGTTATTGTTCGTAGAAAAACATCAGATATTGTTCATTCTTGTATGCATACTGGTTTCATGAGGGCTTTTTCAGATAAGCGAATTCAAAAAGCTATTAAGGTGAATAGTGCTGAAGAAGGTTGGTTATGGTGGGTGCGCAGACATGAAGATTATTTTGTCGAAATGATTAAAGCGGGTTTGAATTGTAAGATTATTTGGCCCGAACGAATGGTGTGTGGAGACTATAAACAAATACATGAACTGATAGATTGGTTGGGCTTGGAATGGCATTGTGAAATATATAATTTCATCGAGCCTAAATTGTGGAGAGGTAGAAAATGAGAACTACTGCTATCGCTGTGAAACAAATAATCGACACAGATTTGGAAGATGAAATAGTCGAATCATATATTCAGAGCGCAAATGTGATGGTGACTAATATATTGGGTGAGGATACTACCTTAAATGAAGAAACCAGAACAGAAATAGAACGGTGGTTTACCGCTCATCTAATTGCCAGTACAAGAGAGCAACAAATCCAAAAAGCCAAAGCCGGTCCTGCAGAAGTACAATACCAAGGCAGAACGTATTCTGGGTTGTATTCAACTATGTATGGACAACAAGTAAATTTATTAGATCCAACGGGGAAAATGGCTAATCTAGGTGGCAAAACAGCATCTATGCAAGCAATATGGAGTTTTAGTGATGAGTAATCCATTATTGAAATTTATAGATAAGGTGTGTGTGCAGACCGCTGTTTATTGGGAGGCATCTACACCGGATGGTTTCGGTGGTTTTACTTACAAAGATCCTGTAGAAATACAATGTAGGTGGGATGGTACTTCTAAATTGGTGAGGGATGATAAAGGCACAGAAGTAGTTGCGCATGCAGAGATATTGGTTAATCAAGATTTGGAAATAGATAGTTTACTATTTTTGGGTTCTCTTGATGATTTGGATTCATCCCTTACGTATGAAGGTGTCGATGCCTATCCAATAATAACCAAATCATCCAATCCATTATTCAAAAGTACAGATGAATTTGTGCGGGTAGTATATGTATAGTTCAGCTCGAGTGCGTGGTTTAGGCCGATATATTAGACGTCTCAATAAAGAGATTGCTAAAATAGAAGGGCGTACTCTAAAAGGACTAATACGTGCTGGTATCATTGTTATGCGAGCTACGGAGCGGCAAGCACCCATTACGCCTGTAGATACTGGTAATTTAAGAGCTAGTAGATTTATGGTTACTGGCAAGTCCATTGAAATGGGTAGTAAACCACGTTTTAGGGCTGATAAAAATGGTAAAGATATGCATGGTCCGCATAAAGCCGCGATAGAAGGTAACAGAAAATTAGCATCTATAATGAAAAATCCAGTTGTGATTTTGGGGTATTCAGCTTATTATGCGGCCTATGTTCATGAGGCTGTTCATATCAAATTCAAACGACCACAATCTGGTGCTAAATTTTTTCAATCATCTTTTAGAAAAAATCAAAAACAAATATTGGCCGTGATTGCCAAAGAAGCCAGGATAAAATCATGAATGCTCCTAGTATAGATATAAAAGATATGTTGATTGCCGAATCTTCTTTGGCATTGGTGTTTGGGACTAATCTTTTCATAGGGCACGAACCAGAAGGGGATGTATGTTGTGCTACTATATATGATACACCTGGATATCCTTGTGATATAGACATGGGCGGGTCTAATGGGTATGAATACCCTTCAGTGGAAATTTTGGTGCGTTCTCGTGTCTATATTGAGGCGTACACATTGGCCAATAATATCAAAGATTTTTTACATGGTAAACATCATGTAGTAATAAATGATTCCGAATATCAAATAATGAATTGCATGTCTGCCCCATTTATGCTAAACAGGGATGAAAATAATCGGGTTAGATTTGCAATAAATTTAGATATGCAACGTAGTTTAATCTAATTTAGGAGGATATATTATGGCAGTTGCAGGAGTAGGAACTCAATTACGGCGTTGGAGCGGGTCCGCTTGGGAAGCTATAGGAGAGGTCACAGATATTAACGGTCCCGGCATGACCAGAGCAACCATCGATACTACACATTTGGCAACAGAAGGAGGATACCGGACATTTATCACTGGTTTTAGAGATGCTGGTACACTTACATTCACAATGAATTTTACACGCGATTCATTTGAATTGCTGAAAACAGATTTCGAGTCTGATGATGCTGTTGATTTTGAATTGGTATTGCCCGACGAAGATAATACCAGTTTTGAATTCTCCGGATTGGTAACAGAAATGCCACTCACCATTCCCACGGATGATAAAATCACCAATTCGGTAACAATCAAAATCAGTGGGGCTATTACTGTGAATTCTGGTGGAGCATCTGGCGCGTTAACATAATCACAATCTATGTTTGTCTTAACCACAGACAAACAAAATAATAAACAAGATGGAGACCAACCATGTCTGAAGAAAGAGTATTTTCCCGCAATGATATCATTTCCCTTCCCACTCCCAAAGTTGAAAAACATTTCGTAGAAGAATTGAATGCCTATGTGCATTTCAAACAAATGTCAGCTGAAGAGCTGGACTCCTATGATTGGTCCCTCGTGAAAATAGATATTGACGAGGAAGGCAACGAAAAATTTCAGCGAAATATGTCGTCTTCCAAAGTGAAATATCTTGTTCGCATATTGTGCGATGAAAAAGGGCATCGTTTGTTTAAGGACGATGAATATGCTATTCTGGGCAAAAAATCTCCTGTAGTAATCAACGCCCTTTATGAAATCGCACGTAAAGTCAATGGTGTGGGTGCTATAAAAAACTCAAAAACCGAGGGATAAGACTATTTGCATTTAGGCTTAGTCTATCCCTCGGTATCCCACACCCTGACTTTTTGTTAAGAATACTTACCGCTCAACAGCTTGAAGAATGGTTTGAATACTATAAGTTGGAGCCTTTTGGTAGTTTGCACGAGGATACACAACAATCATATACCAGATACACAGTAGCAATAGCGAATGGATTGGAACGCAAAAACAAAGTACCATTCGAAGTAAATGATTGGGCAGTATTAAATCGCAAACCAAAGAAAGAACATAGACAAACAACAGAGGATATGAAAAGCATTATGATGGCTGTTGCTGGTGTAATGAATGGCAATAAGAAGAAGGGGCGTGGCAGATGAATATTGGAGAATTAACCGCTACATTAGGCGCGGATATAAAAGAACTTCGTGCATCTGTAGACAAAGCAGAAAAAATTGTCCGAGAATATTCCAGGACTGTAGATAAAGAATTAGATAAAACAGACCGAAGTTGGAATAAAACGGGCAATACTGTTCGTAGACAAACAACACGAATAAATAAAGATATAAAAAGCACTTCGGAGTCAATGAAGCAGATGAAAAGTCATGCTTTAGCACTCCGAAGTGCTATTTCTATTATTGGGACTGGAATAGCCCTGAAAAGTATATTCGACGTAGGTAAAGAAGTTGATATGCTTAAAATTTCCTACAAAGCCATCTTTGGCACAATGGAAAAGGCGGGAGATGAATTTAAGTATGTCAAAAAAGTATCTGATGAAATGGGGCAGAATTTCTATGTAATTGCTAAACAATTCAAATCCCTTTCAGCGGCATCAAAAGGCACCACATTAGAAGGAAAAGGGGTGCACGACATATTTAGAGCAATAACCAAGGCATCTGCTAGTCTTGGTTTGACCGCTTATGAAACTGAAGGTGCTTTATATGCTGTTCAGCAGATGATTTCAAAAGCGACTGTCCAATCGGAAGAATTGAGAGGGCAGTTGGGTGAAAGATTGCCGGGTGCTTTTAGAATGGCGGCAGAAGCAATGGGTCTGACAATGCCTCAATTAAGCAAACAGCTTGAATTGGGCAATATCATGGCCGAAGATTTGCTTCCTAAATTAGCTCGTGTATTAGAAGATACATATTCGGGAGAAGTGTCCGAGGCTGTCAGAGCTAGTAATAAATTATCAGAGGCTTGGAAAACATTAAGATATAATATCGCTAAGTCTGGGTTTTTAAGTGAGGCATCCCATAGTGTTATGTCTTTAGCACAAACCATGGATTCCCCTGTATTACAAAGTGGTTTGAGGGATATTGGGGTTGGTTTGGGTCAAATGATAAAAGATTCCAGTAGACTTATTCCACTTCTAAAGGATTTGACCAGTGGTTTGGGTGGTGTTGTCAGCATGTTGGGACGATTATCAGATGTATATAGTGCTTTCCCATCTGAGATCACCTCTGGTGCAGGTGCTGGTATTATTATGCGTATTCTAACAGGATCTACTCCTGTTGGTGTTGTAACGGCATTACTCGTAACACTTAACCAAGCAATGGATAAGCTCAACGAGCAATATGATCTTATGTTGCCCACTTTGAAACAAATGGGTAAAGAGGGGTCTGATTTTGCCAGAAACATTCAAAATATTATGGGGGTGTTGCGGGGAGAATTAGATTGGCAAGGAGGAGCTCCTAAAAGAGCAACAAGTAGCACTATATATCCAGAAGAAAGAGCATCCAGTTTAAGAAACCAATATAATGATGATCTAATACGCGGAGCTTCAAGTGTTCCTAGGAAAACTGAATTGGGTTTGGAGAGGAGTGCAGCCGAGAGAAGAGCGTATTTAAGAGAAAAATATGAGGGCACTCGGCATGAGTATGAAAAGGAATTGCTTACTATACAAGCTAAATTGAAAGATGAATACGAGGCAGAATTACAAGCTAAATTAAAGCATAGTGCGGAGTTAAATCAGAAGCAAGCAAGACACAAGAATGTTATTGGTGCTGAACAATCTTATTATGCATTGGCAACGGGTAACGCCTCACCTGGATTGACCAAGGAACAAATATTGGCACAGCGAGCCGCGTATAAAGAATTAGAAGCATTGAGAACCAAAACATATGAAGAAGAATTGCAAGAATTAGAAGCATTGAAAGTTGTTAAAGCCAGAGATTTGCGCGACGAATTAGCGGCAGAAGAATGGTTTCAAATTAAAAAGAAGGAATTGCAAGATAAATATACTAAAGAATTATCTACTAATAGTATGTCTTCAGAAGATATTGGTAGATTTTTTCAAGATCAAATGCTTGGCGGGGACTCAATTAAAGAAAAGAAAAAACAACGTAGTGGGGTGTATGCAGATAGAGAAATAGAGGAAATGCAAAAAGTATTAGATAAGAAAATCGAATTTCAAGAACAATGGAAGGAGATGTACGCTAAAGCAACCATGTCTTCTACTGAATTTGAATTGTATCAGTTGAATAAAACATTGGAATCAGTTAAAGATAATGTTGAAAATAAAGCGGAATTGTATGAATGGTATGTGGCAAGAAGAAATGAAATACTTAAAGATACGTATGAAAAAGAAAAGAGTTGGCAAGACGGTATTTTAGATGGTATGAATAATTATGCAGATAGTGTTATGAACGTATATTCTTCGGTTGAAAATACAGCTAAAACAGCATTAGATTCTATGTCAGATACATTTGCTGAATTTTGTGCTACTGGTTCTGCGGATTTTTCAGATATGGCACAGTCTATAATAAAAGATATAATGAAGATATATATACAAAGCCAGATTACTGGTCCTTTAGCAAAAGGATTGGGGAGTTTGCTGTCTGGTCTATTCAGTAGTGGTGGTTCCGTTGTTTCCAATGCCCATGGAAATGTATTTCCTGCTAGTCCTAGTTTATCCGCCTATAGTAATTCCATTGTATCGAAGCCAACCACGTTTGCCTTTGCCAAGGGTGCCGGGCTTATGGGAGAAGCGGGATATGAGGGCATACTCCCGCTTAAACGTATGCCTAATAGCAATTTGGGTGTGGAGGCGGAAATACAACATTCCAATCAAACAAAACCAGTTAATATTGAATTGAATATAACTAATGAAAGTGGACAGCCAGTTGCCGCCCAAGAAACGGGACGCAGAATGAATATGGAGAAAATGATTATGGATATAGTGCTCACTAGGGTGGGTAATAATACAGGTGGTGCAAAGAATGCTTTCAAGAGTGCTCTATCTGGATAAGGAGATTAGTAATGTCAGATTTTCCTACAGTAACACCCCCAAATGAAATAAGTAGTAAATTATTCAAAAAGCAGAAAAAAAGTAATTTCGAAGCTGGATATGTGCAGTCTTATTGTATGCATACTAGATCTAGATCAGTATTTGAAATGAAATGGGGTCAGTTGCATTATACATATCTTAACTTGATTTTAGATCATTTTGAATTGAATCAAGGGGATATATTTTATTTCACACATCCAGTAACAGGCATATCTTATACTATGCGATATTCCGAAAATGAAATATCTTACAATCCAAATAAAGAAAACCCTGATTATTATGAAGTGAAAGTTAACTTAGAGGAAGTATAATGCTTACTTTACCTGATGCTCTTATACAGAAGTCGAATCAGCTAGGCGATAGTGATGCCTGGCTTTGGCTCTTAGAGGTTCAGCTGGCATCTGGGACTGTCCGTTATGTATTGAATACGGAAGACATAATATGGAATGGTCGTGAATGGTATAAGTGTTATTTTATTATATCAGAGATAACAGAAGACGATAAGGCATCTCAGCCG